GACGGACTCAGGGCGTCCATAACGCTCAAGATGATTCCTGTCAACGAATGGCTCTTCGCTGCGCTTAAGGAAAAACTTAAGTAGGGCACCAGCATCTTCCAGTTTATCTGCTGGAAGTTTACTGACTACCTTGAAGCCCTTGACAAGGGGCTTCTGAAGGTCAGAACACATCTTCCCCGATTCAAAACCGGTGAAGTTGTGCTTGCCCAATATAGGAGAATTCTCGCCAACGGCAGGAAACGGGATAACCCGTTCAACCACGTTGTCGAGATATCTCGTCGTTTTCCATAACCCTCTTTTATAGAGTTGGTTACGGAGTGATACGACAGAGATTATCTCCTGAGCGTCACTCTGTTGTGTTGGGAACTCTCTACGGACGCGAACGACTGAAACGTCTTCGCCCATAAAGTAATCCTTTCCGCAAGACTCTCTGAAATAACCAGACCAGAAAGACTTGCTAGCATTAACCTTGAACCCAAAAGTCTCAAGGCTGCTAACAACAGAACGCACATAGCGCACGGGGACAATAATATCATCCCCGTACGTGCGCACCTGGCCATAAAACGATTTTACATCGTTTATGGTTAAAGGTCTTCTCAGCTCTTTCTCAATCCCATAAAAGATCACCGTCATAAAGACGAGAGATTCAACGGGAAAGCAAAGAGCCGAACCCATAGACGCGAACTTGGCAAGACGAATGATTTTCTTTTCGCCTTTAACCAAGACTTCAGCCTTCCGACTACGCGTCGCATCCACTGCCTCATCAAGATGAGGATGGTTGCGAAACATAGTTCGTACGAGCTGATTCGAAACACGGTCAGAAGCTTCACTCAGGTCGAGTGTAGCCAGCTCGCCAAACTGGGAGCCGAGAAGAGCTAGGTTCTGATTAGGAACATTACTCTTCCACTGAATAAGGTTCTTGGCATTGTCATCTGTCAAGATAGCCTTCTCGAAAGATTCCAAAATTCCCTGCTGCGCATATTGCATCGCAGTAGGTTCAATTGCAATTATTCGAGGTGTTTTGAGCGTTTTAGGAACAAGGACGACCCTGACGGGTCGTTCTTGTCCGGGTTCGAGCCAGTTAATACGGTTGAGGTTATCGATGTATTTCCAAGACGGAAGTAGAAAACTACCCGCGGGAAACACTTTTTCGAGCCTATCGGTCCATTCCGACTGATTGTACTTTTGGTTACCCTTAAGTCTATCAGCGGTTGAACCAGGTCCGTGCTTTGGGAGAACTTCGAAATTTGCAATGGAATTATCCACTTTCGCAAATAAGTCCGCCCAAAGTAGCCTCGAGATGCGAGCGAAGTCCTCAGTTTCCTGAGGTCCTCGCGAAGCGTCCGAGTCTTTAACTGACTGCTCACACTTGATATAGCCTTCAATGGCTGCTTCCTTCCGAGCATCGCTGCAAGGAAGGAGTATCTTCCCAAACATCAGCGTAAGTTGACGAATGGCGAAGACAGCATCCACATTGGGCTTATCAAGGATAAGACCAGTACCACGGTCAAACACAAGATCGAAGAAACCTCCGAGGAATCGGGGGAGACTACCAGTAAAGGAAAATCCTTGAAACTGGTCGCGATCTACACGACCTTCTGCTAGACTTTTTTGGAAGTCGGTGCAGAAGTTCGGTAGGGTGATCGTTAAAAACGACTCACCTTCGTGTTTGACGCGAGTCTGAACTGTTTTATAGTCCAGACTGGTGCTAGTGCAACACCAGGTAGCGAGTTCACTTGCTACCTCCTGCCAGAGTAACATAAGGCTTTTCAAGCCGGCTCCTAATATGAGTTCGTGCTTCCATAGCCATTTGTTGCCAATCTGAATATAAGTCCACCAAGATTAAACTTCAATCGCCTGAGGGAGAGGTAATCCAGTTCCTTCTTTTAGGAACACTGGACACATCACCCCAGAAGATATGAAGCTTAGTTTTCACCACCCAAAAGCTGGGTGATCTTGGCCCCGGAGGAAGCGGTAAGTGCGGCCAGAAAGCCGTCAACATACTGCTTGAGCTCGGTATTCGTGAAGCCTGCGACAGGAGCGTCGACCACCAGATAAACACTGTTGGACAATTTGACGTTCTGCGTAGGCAGCAGAGGATCCGCAGCAACCTTCGAGCTGTCAAGGCGGATAGTCCGCCGAGTGCGCTTGCCATAAGCATGCGCGACGGACAGTCGCGAGTTCCCATCAGCCGCAGTAAAGACACCGGAGTTTACGCCGGAGCTTGTACGAGGCATGGAAATTGCGACCGCGTTGACAGTAACGGACTGGGGATCAGCAAACGACATGGCATTACTCTTTCAGTTGATTTGTGTCAGCCCACTGTTGTGGGCCTATGACGCAACTCATCACCCTTTGTAAGAGTGATAGAGCTGCCAGCATCTTGGTTAAAGATGCCTAGGGCCCCTGGATATTCC